TGATTTTCTGGCGGAGTGACGGCTATCGCCCACCCACCCATCACTGGCAATACGCCTATCCGGAAACCACGTATCAACTTGATCTCTTAACTGCACACCAGCTGCACATAGTTTAGGTTGCATTAGCTGAGAAGGAGTTTTGCTTCATCCTCAGTAATACCAAGTCGATCAAGCAACGCTGCTTTATTTGCTGCATGTGCTAAATCTTGTTCTGCTTGCCAAGCATCATATTGTGCAAAGCCATCTGTGTATTGTTTTTTAGTTATTGGCTCACAATCTATAAATTGTATTCCTTCCCAAGTTTCCCCTGTTTGAACATAACCACCATTTGGTATAAGCATTTGTAAAACTTCATAATGTTTAGCCATTTTATGCACCTATTTCCATTAAAATAATTTGTGAAGGGCTAGAGTTAATTTGCCAATAAGCAGTATTAGCTGTGGTATCGCAAGCACCTTGCACTTTGTAAGTTGTAGCACTTGTAGTTGCTGGAGAGTCTAAATATTTCATTGATACTGATGCTTGGCTCATACAAAAAGTCGTTCCAGTCATTGTTGCTGCCAAATAATTGTAATCTGACCAATCTTGAATTGTGGTTGAAGCCCTTAATAATTTTGCACCAATAGCAAAATTGTTTGCGGTTTGTCTGCCTTGTAATGTTGCAGAAACTAAAACAAGTATTTTGCTGGTTGCAGCAGTTGGAGTAATTGTTGCAGTAATGCCAGTATCGGTAAAAGTTTTAGTTGCAATAGTTGTCATTGTAGTAGTTGTTCCTTGAACGACCTGCAATACTTTACCACCCCCACCAGCAGCAGGAGTTGCCCAAGAGGGAACGCCACCTGCAACAGTTAATACTTGACCAGTTGTTCCAATACCTAATCTAGCTGGAGTTGATCCGCTTGAAGAATAAATTGTGTCGCCTGTAGTCGTCATTGGATTTGTCATACCTGTTGTATCTAGGTTGGCCCAAGCACTGCCTGTGTAATAAGTGGTGACGTTTGTATCTTTAAGATACGCAAAATTACCTTCTTGCGGTGATGTTACAGCTGAATCTCTAGCAGCTGCGCTAGCAAACACCCAAACTCCCTGCATTAAATACCCGTCGACATCGGCGGCGGTGAGAACCTCGCCCGTGACAAAGTCCTTAAATCCTAATCCAGCGGCCATTATTTCTCCTTAGTAACTGAGCACATTATAGTCTAACGTGCCATATATATTGTTATTTAGAATCAGGGCATCAATTACGGGTTCTAAAGTCGTAAAGAAGACCCTAAAGCTGTTCGGTGTGATTGTTGTAGCCACGCCAAATATCTGCAAAGTGTTATCAAGAGTAGATCCACCTGGCTGAGTAGTGACAATTCTTATCGGATCAAAGAAGTCTAACTCTAAGGCTGCGATAATGCCCGAGTTGTAATTTGCCGTGTATAGGTCCAGTTCGATTCCATCGCATCTGACCTTGGTTTCGGCACGGCTGGCGACATAGGCCCTTGCGTAGTCAAGTGCAACTGCATCGGTCTGCATTAAAAGGTCTTGTAAGTTATAACTGTGAATAAAATATTTGTCGATACTTGCCTGATTTATTGCCGTCTGTGGTGAGCCACCCGTACGGCTAATCTGAGCGGAGTTGAAAATTAAATCATCGTCTAGTTTCCACATAGCGTTAGCGTATGAGATACCCGTACCATCATCATTAAAGGTGGTTACTGTCCCGCCAATTGATCCCGCTGTTACTGATCTATCCTGAAATACAAACTCTCCGTCTGTGTTTACATACAGGGCCCCGTATTCGGATGTGGCTACGGTGGTCATAGCATCTAGCGAAGTGCGTGCTGTTCCAGGATCTGCCTGAAGTGTAGTTAAGCCCGCATCGACATCCCGCATAGTTGCTGGCCAGTCAATCTGATCCAATATTTGATTAATCCTTGTGCCAGATAAATTCCCAGCGCTAGCGCCTGTGACTGTAGATATTTGTGCGTTAGAAGCTAGGCGAAACGCATCAACGGCGGTGATGGTTGTATAAGCGACTTCTGTTGCATCCTTTGGCTGGGTATTAACGTATGAAGTAATAAAGCCTGAAAATATGCTGTAAGTAGTTGCTCCATACGTGGCGCTGATTTGCACCTTTTTCATGGGTGTTAAAAGTTGATAATAGGGTCCGCTTGGGTTAGTTGGGTTAAAGTCACCATTCTGATCAACAATGCGCAAGGTAAGTTGGCCTGTTTGGAATTGATCGACCAATGCATTACGGCCTCGGCTAGTCTGTATTAAATTAACCTGATCTGATACGTCAACAATAAAGGCCGCAGAATCTCCTAATATATTCGTGTCCAGTATGCCCGTGCCCAAAATCATAGCTTGTGCAAAACTTGGCCCCGTCGAGAAGTTAATTACCGCATTGATTGTTGGTACGGCCATTACTGGATAGTTCCTGCTGGTACTAACTTGTTACCATATTTAAGATTTACTCTTACTATTTCACCAATAGCAGATATTAACTTATCACTGCTAGCGTTCGGATCAAGGGTTAATGTAGCTGTAGTTTGTGTGGTAGCAGCGGCTGTTGCAGCCGTTTGTGCGCCTGTGTTAGTTACGCCTTGTGGCACTCTTGCAAACTCATCTGGTGCTATTTGATTACGGCCTCGACCAGTCATTTCACCTAAAGCATTGAATAAGGCTGGCCCTAAATTGCCTACTGCTATTGCCGCTTGATTAGTAGAGTCAGCTAGGGCTTTAGCGCCCAATGCTGCGTCTAGTTCGGCATTGTATTTCTTAGCCAAGGCTTCATTATTGTTTGCAATTGCAGTCAGGGCATTTACTCTTAGTTTATCTTCTGCGCTTATATTAAAGTTTAAGGCTGCCGCTAATCCAATACGCTCTAAATCAAACTTGTCTTTTAATTTGTCTATCTCGGTGCGTGCCTTATTTGATGCAGTAATAATATTATATTCATCTTTTTTAGCTGTGGTTAGTTTCTTTTGGAGTATTAAGTCTGCTCTAGGATTGCCTGAGCCATAAGTAAAGTTAGATGAAGGACTTTGTGTTTTACCTATATCGTAAGCAATTAAACCTGCTGTGCCGAGAATAAGTTGCTTTTTGCCCAATGTTAATAATGCAGCAATCGCTAGTAAAAACTTGCCTACGTCGCTGTCTACGATTTTCTTTACTTCGCCAATTAACTCGCCAATACCTTTAGTGGTATTAGCAATCGCCGTGGCAAAACTATTCATTGAGTTAGCGGCCTGGTCTATTGAGTTGTCTTTGCCTAATGCGGTAAGCGCATCAATTAAACCTTTACCGATAATCTCTGTAGCGTTAGCAGACGCAACCTTTAATAGATCCATCTTGCCCGCATAGGTTTCTAACCTAGCTGCTGCCTGGCCAGCAAACTTTTTATCAAGTGCTGCCATAATCTTATTCATATCGCCGCTGGCTATTGTGGCTTTATCTAATCCTGTGCCTAATCTTGATAGGGCCGTGGTTGTACCCGATGCGCCTTTGGCTATTGCGGCAACTACGCTAGCCAGGTCTTTGCCAGTGCCCGCACTTACATTCAACGCAGTTTCTAATGCCTTCTGGCTAAGTGTTACTGATCCAGTGGCATTTAATAAAGTCTGAAATGCTGGCCTGAGTTGGTCGTCAAGCACGCCATATAAGCCCTGTAGCTTGCCAATGTAGGCTTCTACCTCATCGACCCTAAATGCGTTGCCAGTATTTTCTAATTGGATCGCCAGGGATTTGGCAGCTTGTTCATCCGCAGCAAATGCGTTAATTGCTTTCTTGCTAAATGCAACGATGGCGGTTGTAGCAAATACTCTGGTGAATGTTTTGCCTAGTTTCTGCGCTTGTTTATCAAAGGCTGAAAGATCCTTCTGGCCCTTTTTAAGTGCCTTACCGTTAAAGGTGGCAATAGCGGAGACGACTACGTTAGCCATTATGCTGCCTTCTTAATCTCGGTAGATTTGTTAAATTGTATGGCTGTGGCATTTATAGCCTTAAGTATCGCCTCATAAACTTTAGGACTATCTTGCGCCCAGGCTTTATAGATTAAGCGACCTTTAGTCTTACGACCACCGCCTCTGATATCTTTAATCTTTGGTTGTGATGTTACTGGTTCCAATGCAGCTATAAACTGCTGGCTAGCAAACGGATTGGAAGAGTTGTATTCTCTAAATGCCTTGCTGCCTCTGGACTTAAGAGTGTATGTACCACTAGCGCCTTTAGATGGAGTCATTTGGAAAGGAGCACGGCCCTGTGGGTTTAGTCGACCTGCTACCTCGTAGATTGCGCCAGGTCTGCTGGCGTTGTAAACGTAATTACTTACTTTAAATCCGTTTTTAAATGTTTTATTTTCTCCTGGGTTATATCCAATACCAGCCCTGGCTACACCCGCATCGTATTTGGGAAAATTGCCAGGCGTACCTGTTGCCTTAGCCCAGCCCGATAGTACTTCGGTGTTGTTAGGCACAAATCCTTTAGCCTTAAATGATACGCCACGCATTATTGGGTCAATAGCAGTTCTAATTCGTTGGCGCATATCTTCGTCAAGAAACTCTAAACCCTTAAGGACATCTTTAACGCCTACGACCTCGACTGGCATTTTTGATCTCCTTAGCTCTATCCGTCAATACTTGGATTATTGCTCGATACATTTCTGCATCCATATCAATAAACTCCCTGGGCGGTATCCCTGTCTCTACGCTTAACTGAGCAATGCTGTAGAGAGCCGAGGACCGCTCAACTATTTTTTTTCTTCGTCTAGTACCTCTACAGTTTCAAGAGTATCTATAAACTCCGAACCCCATATTGATATCTGTGCGCCAGCCCTGCGTAAGCATTCATAAGCCAGCCAGAAGATTTCTGTTTGACGCTCATGCTCACGCAAGACCTTACTAATACCTGAGCCATACTTCAGTTCAAAACTATATTCAACTCCTGGCGTTATCTTGTGCTCTGAAACTTCGCCATTAGCCCTAGTAATCTTTAGTTTTGCCATTGTTACTCCTTAGTTAAAATGCCACCGATGGGGACACTGTAATTGCGGAGTTTACAGTAAAGGACAGACTTGATGTTGCAACTTCAGCAACGCCACCTGTACCAATTGGAGTTAAGTTATTTACCAGGATTGAGAATTGGTAGGTTGGGTTAGCAGCTGATACAGCAGTACCTTTAACAGTGATTACCGATACGGATAAGGTTTGTCCAAAGGCTGCGTTAAGTGTTGCGTTTACTTGGCTTGCTGCCCAGTCATTAATACAGTCGATAGAAAATGTGCCTGATTGAAGACCCGCAACAAATTTGTGAGCGGTATCACCCATTGCTGTCACTTCTAATTCATCCACAATTTGATTAATCACGGCGTTTGTTACATATGCACTGATATCGATTGAAGGTGTTGTTGGCGCAGCGGCAGTAGCCAATTTAACGCCAACGTTATTATTTAAGTATATGGCCATTGTTATTCCTCTTCTTTCTTAGTTGCTGTTGGTTTTGGTGCGTCTTTAATTTGGCCTGTCTTGATTAAGAAGGCTAAGTCTTCTGTTGTAGTCATTTTAACTCCAGCTCGTTAGGATTGATAGTGTGATCTCTGCGGTTAATAAATCTCCACTAGCTGCGTTAGTTATAGCTGGAGCGGAGACACTTGATATGTTGTAAACCAGGGTCGATGCCGCCAGTTTATTTACTACTGCCACAATAAAATCCTCAATGCCTTTTAGGTTGCCCTGATTGTCAAATGCTGGGGCAGTTATTAAAATCTTAAAATTGGCCAGGGGTGCAATGCTTGTCTGGCTATTATTATTTGGTTGAATATAGGGATCGCTAGGTGTAACCACGACGCTGTTTGCGAGAAGTGTGGCGGGTGGAAAACTAAAGGTAGACCAAACCCCAGCGTTGGCTAAAGCGGTTGCCACCGTGGCACGTAGGGTACTTATTGCAGCCATTAGCCCACCAGTGATGCAGGTGCGGCATAAGGTTGGATGAGACCTCTGATCCTGTTAATCATTTGGTAACCCATACGATAAGGACTTGCAGATATCCCATCCATACCCACCCCGCCCGTTTGGCTGACTTGTCTGGCTTGGAAAATATCAACTGCCAAGATCATCGCCGCCTCTCTTATACTTGGGGTTGTTGCATAAGACTGGGTCTTGTGATCTGAGCCTGTTGCTAGGCCGTACGGTACTACTTTGTGAAATACCTGATTAGCTGCAGTCTTGTTGTACTGCACAAATGAATAACCATTAGGAAAATTAACCTGGCCGTAGTTATACATAAATACTGGGATAAGGCTAGTGGTGCCAGAGGTTGGCGGAATTGTGCCCGTGATTGTGTGCGTGCCGTTAAAGGTGGCACCGCAACCACTAACCACTATTGATTGGGTCGCAGCAAATGCGTTTGGATTAGCAAGCATAAGTGTTGCCACGTTATCTTGTAATGCTGTTCCTACTACTGGCGCAGTATTGAACCATAAATATTGATTAATTAAATCTTCAGAGGTTTGACATACTTCCTCAATAGTTGCGTCTGAATAAAGAGAGCCAATTCCGAGGTTAGTTCTCAACTCGGCTGTGGTCACATACGTGGCTGGCATCTCTACTCCTTTGTTAAAACTCCCCCAGGGCTAGGGCTACTAAACCCCAGGGGATTTCTTATTAGTTAAGCGGTCTTATCAGGTCTTCTGGAACTTTAAGATTCCGTTAGGCATCTTGGCGATTGTCGCCATGTATCCATAGATTGCAACCTGTACTTGTAGGTTAGATACTACGTTTACTGACATGAAGTTCTGTGCTGAGCGATATACAGTGAAGGCCTCTGGTGCAAGAATAATTGCACTGTTGTCGTCAAATGTAGTTGCAGTGAAATTTTTGTCCACATACAGATCAAGACCAAGCACGTTACCACGGATACTTGATGGTCCAACTTGACCAGCAGCATTCATTGGTTGTAATGCATTAAATACTGGCCTCTTTGTTGTGTCCTGAGCGCCAATCAATGCTCCCCATTGTGCAGGGTTTGCAATGTAGTTCTGTGCAAAGTAACCAGTGTTTGTGTAGATAGTGCGTGCTGCTTCTGTTGAGAATGCAACAATACCGTCAAGATCTGCTGTTGTATTTGTACCGTTAGCGCCTGCTTGAATCAAAGCTGCTAATACAGTCTGATCTAAGCGCTTCAAATATGCATACTCAAGTTGCTTTGTAAGTTCTGCATAAAAGTTAGGATCTGATCTCTCAAGCAGTTCCACACTCAGTGTATTCATACCAGCGTACTTAGATACTGTGCCAGTTAAATATTGTGTTTCCATGCCTGTATTTTGAACTGCGCCAGCTTCTGCTTCTACAGTTACTTCTGGTGCTACACCTGAACCGCCACCAACGCTGGTAACAAGTGAGGGCACTGAAATCGACATTCCACTAGTTGGAAGTGTTCCTTGTGAACAAGCATCGATTGCTGGAGTTCCAAAGCGTGTATTAGTTACAAACTCGCTTAGATATTGAGTTGGAGAAAATGCTGGGTTAGTTGCAAATGAGTCGTCAGCTGCAGCAATGTACAGTTTTGAATCATCGTTACCTAAAGCAGCCTTAATTTTGTGCTCTGTATATGAAGCCATAGATGTAATTGGCGAACGTACAGATGTCTGGATAAGTGGTGCTGTAATAACTGGGCGTGCGGCTTCTACTGTAGGAGTAGCAGCCTCTGCCTTTGCTTCTTGTGGCGCTGTTGCTAAATCTTCCACAGGAGCCTCGCTTTCTTTA